GAAATCCTCCGATCTAGCGCCTGAGAGAGCCAAAAGCCGGGCCCAATCGCCTCGAAACCGGGTCTCGCTGCCTGGCAAGCATGCCTGTCAAGAGGTTCTGAACGGAGTTTTGCAAGTGCTTCACAGGCGATGTGAAACTTTATTTCCTTCTTTATCAGACACTTGCAAATATGCCGCCGGGAACCTTCACCGCCTCGCTGTTAGCTTGGGGTTGTGAGAGACAGAGCGACCAAACGGCGCAAACAAGGCGACTGAGGAAGAACTAGACAGATGAAAACCGCGCAGCCGAAAATACCACCCGTCGATAACAAGTTTAAGCTTCAGCTGATCGAATCTGCTCTACGCAAAATACACGAGCAGCTAACCACCCGTGAGGAATTGAAAGCAACTCCTGGTGATCTCATCAGGCTAATCGAAGCCCACGGCGAACTACAAGAGTTCAATAGCCCGAACGAGGTATTGGTGAGATGGATCGAAAAAGAACACAATCCTCCCAAGACCAAAGAGTAATCGTTGATCGATCGATTTGCTACGATGCACTTCCTTCGCAACGGGCCTTTCACGAATGCGAGAGCCGCTTCAAAGGATTCTCGGGACCGATCGGGTCGGGCAAAAGCCAAGCATTATGCCACGAGGCTATTCGGCTCAGTTATCTCAATCCGGGAAGACAAGGGATGCTGGCGGCACCCACTTTTCCTATGCTTCGCGATGCAACCCAGCGAAGCCTGTTCGACTTACTCGAACTCAACCGAATACCCACATCATTCAATAAGGCCGAAAACTGCCTGACCATGCTCGATACAAATTCAAAGATCCTCTTTCGTAGTTTGGAGGACTTTGAACGACTTCGCGGAACGAATCTGGCTTGGTTCGGCGTTGACGAACTCACCTACTGCCGAGAAGAGGCTTGGCTTCGGCTCGAGGGACGACTACGCGATCCGAAGGCGAAACGGCTAACCGGCTTCGGCGTCTGGACCCCCAAGGGCTTTGATTGGGTCTACCACCGATTCCTGGGTAGCCCGGTGGGAGACTACAAGGCGATTCTTGCTCAACCCAGGGAGAATCGGCACCTTCTATCCGCCATTCCAGACTTCTACGACCGGCTAAAAGAAAGCTATGACGAACGGTTTTACCAGCAGGAGGTTCTGGGCAGCTATCTGAACATTAGCGCAGGTCAGGCATACTACAGTTTCGATAGAACCGAGAATGTCACGCCATGCGCATACGATCCTACCAGACCTCTGTACTGGGCACTGGATTTCAACGTAGATCCCATGTCCTCGGTGGTGGTGCAAGTGGTTGGCGACACAATTCAAGTCATCGATGAGATCTCACTCTCTCGTGCCACAACATGGGACGCATGCGACGAATTCTTGCGTCGATTTCCCAACTGCCATGGACTAACCATCTTCGGAGATGCCTCGGGCAACTCCATGAAGACGACCGGTCCAACCGACGCCGACGCAATCAGTACCTTTTTTCGAACGCGCAACATTCAAGGATGCCGGCTGGAGCTGCCAAGGCAAAATCCTGCTGTTCGCGAGCGGATCCTCTTAATGAACAGCACTCTGAAGGACGCGGTGGGAAGGCGGCGCCTACTGATCGCACCCCGATGCACGGAGCTGATCAAAGATCTCGAACAGGTCACGCTGTTGCCTGGAACGATGATCATCGATAAAGGACACGATCCCAAGCGAACTCATCTTTCCGACGCACTGGGATACCTGCTCTGGCAAGTGGTGAGCAACGACAGCCGGCAAACCGCCGGATACAAGACCCGCCGTTTGCCGGGCTTCTAAAATCAACGCGCGGGCGACGGCAGAGCGCCCACAGACATTACGGTGGCGCGGTTAAGCGCGCCGAAAGACCCTCAAATCAGCTAACAAGGACCCCCATGGTTACACGTATCGATCAAGAACATGCTGAATATCGCAGCAAGCGCGAGCTTTGGAAACGGTATCAAGATCTCTACACCGGAGGAGAAGGGTTCAAGCTCAACTCCGCGAATTACCTCATACCGCGCCAGAAGGAACCGGCGGATGTATATGGCGAGCGATTGAACCGGGTGTTCTATGAGAACTACATTGGCTCGATCATCGATTGGTACGCCGCCACGTTGTTCCGGCGGGAACCGGTGATCAGTCTCGAGGGCACCAACGAGTCTGCTCGTACCTTCTTCAGTGACTTTATTGAAGACTGCGACCGGAAAGGCACAAATCTGAGTGACTTTTACCGGCGGCAGATAACCGACGCACTGGTATACGGGGTCGGATATGCGCTAGTGGACTTTCCTCGGACTAACCATACAGCGTCAAGCCGGGCCGAGGAAGAGTTGCTCGGGGCGAGCCGGGCATACCTGGTGCACTGTAATCCGGAAGAACTGGTGAACTGGAGCCGGGACGAGCATGGGAACTTCGAGTGGATTGTGTTGCGGACCACGCATAGCTCCAAACGCAACATCGAAGACACCGAGAATACGATCGAGACTCGGTGGATTTACTACGACCGAGAACGCTTTAAAGTCTACCGGCGCACAATCCAGGCGGGGGTGGCCAAACAGGCCAACAGCGTGATTGAACTGGTCGACGAAGGCATCCACGGACTGGCGAAACTGGGCCGGGTTCCGCTGTTCGAATTCACGGTGAGCCAGGGAATGTGGCTGATGAACAAGGCAGCGCTGCTGCAACTGGAGCACTTCAACAAGTCGAACGCACTGAGTTGGGCACTCACGATGGGGTTGTTTGCGATGCCCGTCGTTTACAGCGATAAGAAATTCGACCAGATGGTGGGTGAAAGCTACTTTCTCCAATTGGGCCCGGGAGACCGGTTCGGTTGGACGGAACCCGAGGGGAAGGTATTCGAGATCGCGACCCAGAATCTGCACCGGCTTAAAGACGAGATATACCGGGTTTGCTACCTGATCGGGCAAGCGGGTCCGGTGGTGGGCGACAGCCGGCCCGTCTCCGGGTTAGCCAAGCAGCGGGACTTCGCCATCACCCAAGAGGTCCTGCGGAGTTTCGGTGACTCCGTAAAGGACGTACTGAAACGGGTCCTGAAGGCCATCGAAAGCGTTCGCGAGGACGGCCTGCAGGTGAACGTCTCCGGATTGGATGAGTTTGATATCGGCGACTTTGCCAGCGAGGTCGATGACGCCTCGAAGTTGATGGGTATGGACATCGATTCCCCGACTTTGGCGAAACAGGTTTACAAGAAATTGGCGTTCAAGTATCTCTGCGATGAAAGGCAGGATATCAAGGACACAATCGCGCGCGAAATCGATGACTGGTTTCTGCGTGGCGTTAAGTAAGGAGGAAGATGCATGGATGAGAGCAAACAGGACCAAACACCAACGGGACGCGGGGTCGATTTTCGGCACCTGATTCAAGAAGCCGTACGCGAGTTCGTGAACTTGGAGCAGTCCAAGAGCGAACCGGCATACAAGGTTGAACTCGAGGAGGAACGGCGTCGCCGGGAAGCGCTGGAGCGGCGGATGAATGAATTGGTCGAGGAAAACCGCCGTAGCCGGTTAATCGCCGAGGAGGCAGAGCGCAGTTCTGCAATCCGGAGCGAACTGCAGCGTCTCGGCGTGCAGAAGCTGGACCTAGCATTCCGAGCCGTGAAAGACGATATCCAGCGGACCGAAGACGGCCGGCTGGTTGCCAAGACCACAGGCGGTGACGTTTCAGTGAAGGAGTTTCTGGCGCACTTTGTCAGCGAGAATCCTGAGCTACTTCCTGCCAGAATTACTGGCGGCTCTGGTGCTTCCCACAGCGCTAAGGCACCAGTGGCTTCACCGGTTGGTGGTTTTGATATTGACAAGATTCGGCCAGGAATGCCGAAGGAAGATCTGGAACGAGCTCGGCAAGAGATCTCCCGAATCGCTCAGCAGATCAACAGCTCCCGATAGGCGATTCTGAATCCTCCGGTTGCTTCTTGCCACCGGAGGTTAGATTCGCTTGTACAACTTCCCCGGCACCATTCACGGCCGGAGCCATCCGGCCAGATAGAGACAATAACCGCCCCGATGCCTTGACGGCCCGGGGCGCTTTCATTTAAGGAGACATGAAATGCCTGCTATTACTTCGTCGAACGTTGCGAATGCACTGGTCAAGTTGGTTGCGGCGGACGCGCTGCCGGCCCTGATGGGCAACCTGGTGATGGGAAACCTGGTGAACCGGAACTTTGAGCCTTCCCTGGCTCAGGCTGGTGACACGATCAATGTTCCGATTCCGCCGACCCTGGTGGCGAACAATATCGCTCAGGGCGGCACCGTGACGACCCAGAATCCGAGCCTGGGCAATGCGCAGATCGTTCTGAACACGCATGCCGAGGCGACGTTCCAGATTCCGGACGTTACGAAGGTGCTTGCGGTTCCGGATCTGCTCCGGCTTTACATGGAGCCGGCCGTGGTGGCACTGGCCGAGAAGATCGAGTCCGATCTGTTGTCGCTGTACTCGCAGTTCACGGCCAACACGGCGTTGGGCTTTGCGGGTTCTCCGATTACGGAATCCCTGGTGGACGAGGCCGAGACGGCCCTGTTTAATGCCAAGGTGCCTTCGGCTTCTCAGAAGTACCTGGTCGTCGATGGCAGCACCTATTCGCAACTTCGGCAAATTCCGCGTTTCTCGGAATACAACACGGCCGGTGAGGCGGGTGTGCGGGCGATGATCGACGGTTCGGTTGGGAAGTTGAAGGACTTCTTTGTGTTCCGTTCGCAGTTCGTCTCGAAGACGGGTTCGGCGCCGACCACGACGCAGAATCTGGCCTTTGCGAAAGATGCCATCGGGCTCTGTGTTCGCCGGTTGCCGCAGCCGCTTCCGGGCACTGGCGCGATTGCGGAGTACTCGGAACTCGGCAATTTCGGCATGCGGGTGATGATGAGCTACCAGCCGAACACGCTGGCTCAGCAGTTCACCGTCGATTGCCTGTATGGCGTTGCCGTACTGCGGAACAACTTCGGCGTTCAGGTGCGTAGCTAGTTGACAGCGCCGGGCGGTTTCGACCGCCCGGCATTTCTTTTCTCACTGAGGGGACCATGGACTTACGACGCTATTACGAGGCGATACAACGTATCGAGGAGCAGATTGCAGGGCAGGATGTCCTGGTAGTCAGCGAGGCGACTGCCGACGGAGGACGGCCGGGAGTTATCTCCGAGGTAACCCGGAACGCCGGAGCCCGATTAGTCGTGGAAGGAAAGGCACGCTTCGCGACGGCTGAAGAGCAGGCCAGTTTTCGTCAACATCGGCAGAAAGAGCCGATGGCACCATCGGCGCCGCAGCCTCCAACTGCTGCTGCCACAACAGTAACCAAGCGATCCGTCGTTCGTCGGGCCCGAAAGGGCTAAAAGGAACAGTTTATGGCACTCTTTGCAGACCGCAATCCATCAGAACCGAGCGACCTCTCGCAATACGAGAGCTCCATCTTTCAAACCGCTTCGACCGAGGGAATCGACCTGGTCGCCAAGGGAACGGTGGCGGCGCTCGAGATTCGGCTCGAGCTACAACGCTTTTTGTTGCGCATGGCCACGGCTGGGAGCATCGCAATTCACCAGGTCGTAGTCAACGATGCACTACGCCGGTGGCACATCCTGCGGACGATCGCGCTGACGTACCAAGATGCGTACTTCCAGCAGCTCAACGAGCGTTATAAGTACAAACTCGATTCCTACAGGAACCTGAGTGAGTCGGCGTCGGAACTCTTGTTCGACACTGGTGTAGGAATCGCGTACTCGCCGATTCACCGGCCGGGAATTCCCACGCTTGGACAGGCCGTCGGGGCTCAACCAGCGAGCATTTGGTGGGCAAGCATCAGTTGGATCAATGCCCAGGGTGGGGAGAGCGAGGCGGGACCGGTCGTGTCGATCGCCACGGAAAACGGATCACGGTTGTTAGTTTCACCGCCTATTCATCCGGTGAACGCTGTCGCGTGGAATGTTTACGCCGGCGAGACGTCGGACGGGCTAATGAAGCAGAATACGAACCCTCTTTCTCTGGGAGAAACATGGACGATGCCGGATGAGGGACTGCTCAGCGGCGTCTCCCCGTCGAAAGGCCAGAACCCCGATACGTTACTGCGTCGGACAGCAACCATATTGAGAGGCTAACCGAATGGCACAGATTGCAACCATCGCCACCAAAACTCTCGAGAACCTGCTGCGGGCGCCAACGGGTCTGGCAAACGGACTGGCCGCGGTTAACGTCCGCACCGGAAACGAACTTGCACCGCTTCGGGCAGGCCAGATTGTCGCGCAGAACATTGGATCCGACTTAGTGGAAAAGTCAACCGGGGTCCACTATCCGACGTACTTCGTTTATTGCGAGAAGCTGAACAATACCCTTCGGGAAAAGTTTCGACAGTTCTCGGGGACAGCAACTCTCGCAGTGGAAGTGCGCGTAACCCACGACCGGCTGGAACATCTTGCCAGCAGCGTCCAACACTACGTGGACGCTTTGACAGAGACACTGGACGCCAATAGAGGCGACTGGGGCGACGGACAGTTTTACACGGGCGGATACCAGATTTCATTCGGTCCGGTCAAAACCGGCGGCAAGAACTACCTCCAAGTTGCGAAAGCCACTTTCGACTTACAGATCAGCAAGTAGAGGAATTGATATGGCCTGCTATATTTCATCGAACCAGAACCGCTTTTATACGGCACTCGAATCGGGCTTCGGGTTGACCGCGACGGTGTCGGCCGAGAACCGCATTCCGGCGATCCGGCTTACGATCAAGAACGAGACACAGACCGGACGACGACGGGACAAGACCGGAAGCCGCTCGCGCAGCGCCGTGCCAACCGGAACGCGAGACCAGACCGAGTATCGTCTAGAGACCTACTTGACGAACTGGGCGAACACAACGGCAGAGCCTGCGTATGGCCCCTTGCTGCGGGGAGCGCTAGGAGCGGCACCGCAGTTCGACCCCGGGAAAGTCGTGGCATCCGTAGACGGGACCAACATCACGCTGGGGGGCCCCCACGGCTTAACGGTGGGACAGGCGCTCAGCTGGTCGGGTGAGATCCGATTCGTTGAGGCTATCGTCAATGCAACTACGGTGCGGCTCAATGCGCCGTTCAGCCAAGTTCCCGGTCCTGGTGCGCCGTTGAATCCAACAGTGACTTACAGCCCGGCGACCCAACTGCCGAGCGTATCCCTTTTCGACTACTGGAGCCCTTCGACCGCAGTTCAAAGGCTGCTATCCGGCGGCGCGGTAGACGTGATGAAGGTAAAGATCAACGGCGACTTCCACGAACTCGAGTTTCAAGGCGAGGCTCGTCAGCTGATCGACAGCGCTTCCTTCACGTCCGGACTGGGGGCTCTGACCGAGTTTCCGGCCGAACCGACCGTGGGGGAACTGGACTATCAAATCATTCCGGGCCATCTGGGTCAGGTTTGGATGGGATCAACGCCTACCCGTTTCTTCACGTTGACCGATGCCGAGGTTTCGGTAAAGAACAACATCGACATGCGGAAGCGGGAGTTCGGGTTCGATGGTCCTCGCTGTCTGGCCGCCGGGGAACGCGAGGTGGGCTTGCGATTCCGGATTCTCGAGACCGACGACGATGCTACGAAGGGGCTGTATGCGGCAGCGCGCAATCGCCAGCCAATTTCCATCATGTTGCAACTAGGCGAACAGGCCGGGCAACTCTGCGGCATTTACATGCCGAACGTGATTCCTGAGGTGCCGGAGTTCGATGACCGGAATCCGCGGCTGGAATGGGCATTCGGGATGAGCCAAGCCAATGGCACGCTGGATGACGAAATCCGAATCGCTTTCGCCTAGGGGGCCTTCATGAACTACCAAAGCACCGTACGCAGCGAGTCGCAGTCGTTCCCAGGCGTGTGGTTCGAGATCAAGCGGCTGTCGCTCTCAGGCCGACTTGAACTTCTTCGCCTGGTCCGGCGGGAGGGACGCGATCTTGAATTTCACAGCGCTAGCGATGAGATGGCCGACCAGTTGCGGGCGCGGGAGATAGCCGCGTCGATCCAAGCCATCTACATTCGCTGGGGCCTCGAGCGCATTGAAGGTCTGAGTATTGACGGGGAGGCGGCCAACCGGGACTCGTTGCTTGATAAGGGTCCCGAGGCACTCTGCACGGAGATCGCCGAGGCAATACGCTCCGAGTGCTTCCTGAGCGAGACAGAACGAAAAAACTAGTTGTCGCCTTCCACTTTCAATTTGCGAACCAAGCCGCATGGAAGTGCGACACCTGCCGGCAACAAGGCTTGGAGAAGAAGCGAAGGTGCGGGTTTCTGCCCCAACAGGCCGAAGCCTCGCGTCCCGTATGGATCAGAAAACACATCAGCAGTAGTGAGTGCCCGCGAAGTTACGTCACCAGCGACAGTGACACGTGGCTCGAAGAGTTTCATCTTTGGCGATTCGGCGGAAGACCGGACCTGATGAACTATCCAGCTAAGTCGGCGGAGGCTTTCACCATCCTCGAAAGCGAACTACTAAAGGAGCGAGACAATGGCGAACGAATATAGATGGGAGGACCTCCAACGGGAGCTCCTTTCTGGCGGACCCCTGTCAGCGGAGAGTGAGAAGGACGCAGATCTTTTGGGTGGGACGGCGGCCGGGGCAGCGATTCAAGAGTTATCGAAGCAACTCGCTGGACCGGCTCAGACGCTGACTCGGCAGGCATCGGCAGGCACAACACTAGGACAGACAACCGCAGCCTTGTCCAAAGGCGTTACGCTGTCTCCGCTGACGAAAGACCTGGCGACCACATCCAGCAACTTCCTTCTCAAAGGATTGACGTTGGCGCCCTTAATCAGAGGGTTGTTCAGTCTGTTCCGCAAAGAAGATGACACGGAACCTGTAGCGCCCGTCCGTTTCAGTCTTCCGGCCCCAATACGAACCGAGGCTGGGTTGGCGCCGGACGGGCAGACAGTATCGATCGACCGCGGTGCTGGGGACCGAATCCGGACACTTCGGCAACCCGAGAGTCAATCGGTTCAGGGAGAAGCAGGCCGGAGCGGGGTTGCCGCCTCGAATGCTCCGACGCAGAACATCACGGTGCAGGTGAACGCGATGGATAGCCGCAGTTTCCTGGATCACAGTGAAGACATCGCGCGAGCTGTGCGGGAAGCGATGCTTCATTCTCATTCCATCAACGATGTGGTGAACGACCTATGAACTCCTTTCCCCAACTGAAGAGCGGCGCGATCATGCAGTGGCCGGCGGTTCGCGAACGAAGGTTCGAAACGGAGGTACTGGAGTTCGCTGACGGTTCCGAACAGCGATTCCGGCATTCTCCGGCCGGAGTGCGCCAATGGATCGTGAGACTGGACGATTTGGATGAGGGGGAACTGAGTATGTTGGAGTCCTTCTTCGCTCAGGAACAGGGGGCATTCGGCACCTTCTCTTTCACAGACCCGTGGGATGGCACGGTCTACGCCACCTGTCGATTTGACAATCCAGCCTGCGTGGCGGAGTACCGGGCGTTCCATCGAGGCGGCACCACATTGATCGTCCGCGAGGTGAGGTAACAGGGCTATGGCATTCTTTCCCCAATTGTCTACAGGTGCGATAAGTCAGTTTCCCCTGCAACGGAGGCAACTCTTTCGAGTAATCGCAAACCGACTGTCGGACGGCAGCGAGATCCGGAGCCTGGACCCCTATGGGGCACGACTTGGCCTTGCTCTCGGCTTCGATGGCCTATCGGATGCGGAGATGGAGACGCTCGAGGAGTTTTTCATCGAGCAAGAGGGACGCCGAGGAAGTTTCGGCTTCTTGGATCCAGGATTGAATTTACTGCGTTGGAGCGAGGACTTCGAGCGAAGCGTTTGGACCGCCGGGCCTCTACTGTCGCAGACAACGGGGCAAGCCGACCCCTGGGGAGGCCAGCGAGGTACGGCCTTCGTCAATGCGGCAATTGCACCGCAGGCCATAGTCCAGGCAATTGATGCGCCAGGCAGCTACACCTACTGTTTCAGTGTCTGGATGAGAAGTCCGACATCCTCACTGGTGACGTTACTGACTTCCTCTGGCGGTTATACCCAAACGGAAGAGTGTCGACCTACGGCGGCTTGGAAGCGATTCCACATGCGAGTCAGCCTTCCGAGCGGCGCCAGTTCCATTGGATTCGGCTGGGAGATGGGGGCGGGAGCAGCCGTCGAGGCCGTTGGAGCCCAGGTGGACGCTCAACCTTCACCAGCAGCGTACCGCCGCAGTACCTCCCGACATGGAGTTCACACCAGCGTTCGTTTCGCGATGGATTCTCTGGCCCGGACTACCCACGGACCGAATGACCATAGCACCACAGTCTCTCTAATTACCCGCGCGTTCTAGCCTCGCGGCCCACGGAGCCCCACTATGCCGACGATTCACGAGATAAAGGAGCAAGAACTGCTCGAAACGCCAGTACTTCTGTTCGAGTGCGAGTTACGGAATGGACAGCGACACTTCTGGGCGACTCATCGAGTCGACTTTGAAGGTGTTGTCTACGAAGCAAGGCTGCTCGAACACACGGGCTTCGACATCCGCGCCTATTCTGAAGACGGGATTGACGCTTCAGCGAAGGTTAGTCTCGTCTTGGCCAATGCAGACTCCCGCTATTCTCAATTGGAACGAACTATCGGATTTAAAGGATCCCGACTGCACGTGCGGTTTGTGTTTTTCGACTTGGCGGCAAATGCCCCGGCTTCGGAGGCAATCACTGTATTCCGTGGTTTGGGGAACGCTCCGGATCAGATTCGGGAATCGACATTTCGGGTCACGTTCAACAACCGGCTGAATTTTCAACGGATTCTATTACCCGAGGTTCGCATACAGAAAAGGTGTCCGTGGCTGTTTCCAGCTACCGCCGAACAGCGGACTGAAGCGATCACGGGTGGCTCCAAGGGAGTTTATTCGCCGTTCTTTCGATGTGGCTATTCGGCCGGCATTGCGGGTGGCGTCGGTAATTTGAATGGTGACGTGCCCTTTGAAAGCTGCGACTATACGAGAAAAGCTTGCACCGAACGTGGGATGTTTCGCCAAGATTCGCTCGTTCAGATTACGCGCCGGTTCGGCGGAATCGAGTTCGTTCCCTCGTCGATCGCCGTTCGAGGACATGGTGACAAGGCATTTTCGGTTTCCGCGGTCCAACCGAATGAAGCGAAGTACAACGACTTCGTTCCCGTGGTCTATGGCACCTGCTGGGTTCAGCCACCAATTACCCTCGCTAGAAACGACGGAAATCTGACGCGGATGGAAGCGCTCGTGGCCCTCGGTGAGATCGAAGGAATCCTGACCGTTGTGGTCAACGACGTGGAGATTCCACTCGCCAATGACGGGGCCAATATGACCGCGACGGGATGGTACCACTGGGTAGGTAAGGGTAACCGGGCCGGAGATTTCAACCTCAATTTCGCGGACGCTTTGGGGCAGCCACTCGGTGATCCATACGGAAGCATGGCGTACTTGTCCATCGTGGTTCCGAACAGAATTCAGGATGGCCGGTCGCTACCACGGGTACAGGTCCTGGTGAAAGGCTCGAAACTGCCGATCTTCGATACTGCCGGTGAGCCACTTCCGGACTCACACACGAGCAATCCCGCTTGGATACTCCTGGATGTTCTTCGGAAGAGTGGTTGGACGCTCGATGAGATCGATCTTCCCAGCTTTAGCAGTACGGCAGCTTACTGCGACGACCCGATCGAGACGGTAGACCTACATGGAAATCCACTCCAGATTCCGAGATTCCAATGCAATCTGACGCTGCGGCGCCGAAGGAGTGCCGCCGAAGTGATCCGGGGGATCCGGAACTGCGCTGGACTTTACTTAACATTCGGCCAGGCTGGCAAACTGCAGTTACGCCAAGAGTCCACATTAGGGGTGCAGCAGCCGGTTCAATCGCCCGCTTCCAATGCTTCGACGCCGCTGTTTGGCGGTTGGCCCGCCTATGAGTTCGATGAGGGAGATATCCTTCGGGACTCGAGCGGCGAACCGCGGGCGCGGGTTTACTCCCGAAATTCGGCGGATACCCCGAATCGGTATAGCGTGGAGTTTCAAGATGCCTTCAACGAGTACCAGCAGGATTCGTTCTCACTACTCGACTTAGAGGACGTGGTAACAGTCGGACAGGAGATCAGTGCCTCACTTCCTGCACTCGGGCTGGCTAACTTCGACCAGGCATCGAGAGTAACGAAACTCCATCTGTTGAAGAGCGTTCGTGGGAACGTCTATCTGGAGATCATGACTTCGGTGAAGGCGCTGGGAGTACAGCCGGGCGACCTGGTGACCGTGTCGTATGCGAAGGAGGGTCTGGATCGGCAGCTGTTCCGGGTTCTGCGCCTAACCCCCGGACAGAATTTTCGAACCGTTCAGTTGACGCTGCAGTGGCACGATGAGAGCTGGTATGTCCAAACGGCTGGTAAAGGAATGGAATCTTCAGGCCGGCAGCCACGTTATGAGTTGGGGCTTCCGCGTCCACTCATTGGTACCGTGTTGGACGAGGACGGCAATCCGCAACTTGGAGTGGTTGAGACCTACACGGAGGAGACTGACGGTCGAGCAAGAACAGAGCTGTCCGTCGACTTCTACGAGCCAAGAAAGCCGGCATCATCGCGGGCAGGAATTCCGCTGCTTTCCCTTAGTCCTTCGACGGAGCCGATTGGCGGATCACTGGCGGGTGATCAAAACCTTTACTATGCACTTACGGGTTCAGACGCGGAGGCTCGAGAGGGGGGAACGTCTTTCATTGTGAGGGCGGTCATTCCTCCAGGCAGCAATACCAACTTAGTGACCTTAACAGGACTGAGCTTTGGTCCAGGTACAGAGTCGTTCAGCGTTTATCGGGGCCCAACGCCGCAGCAACTTTCCCGAATCGGTTCCGATCTGCCTTTGGCCTCCTCTTTCGTTGACACTGGATTGGCTGCCGGGCTGATTTCACCACCGGACGAGAACTTCTCTCACGCCAATTTTTACTGGCGGTTGGAACTGCAGGGCGAGCGGCCAGCGACGGTTTCCTCGTTGAATACGATCGGCAATCCAGTGCTTACCATGTTGGCCAACGAGTGGCGGACCAAGACGGTTCGAATCACGAAGGGCAAAGGGCTGGGACAGGAGCGGAGGATTGAGTCGAACACGGCTACAGAGTGTGTTTTGACGGAAACATGGGCAATCGTGCCCGACGCCTCAAGCAGTTGGGTGATCATCGACTCGAGTTGGATTCCCGCAGCTACAACTTCATCGAGTCCGGCGAGGTTTGAAGTGCCAAACCGGGAAGGCGCGACCCTGCAGGTGACGGGACGGGCGGCGAACGCCAGTAACCGGGAATGCTCTCCAGAGTTGTCTCCGGTGACGCGGTGGCGGCTGAACGGGTCGAGCGGTGCTCAGTTAGACATTGATGTGCCGCCGGCACCGACCTTTGCACTCAGCACGACAGGGGACGGAACGATTGAGATTCAGTCAATCGGGTTTCCAGAACTTGTAAACACAAGAACGGTTACGGCCGGAACCTTAGTGCTGCATTACTGGGATGAGTTACGAAATCCGTCAGCAACTGTTCTTTCGGGCGCTTTGGACGTCTCGTCTGACGTGTTGGTTCTGTCAGCACCGGGCCAGGTGGCGGTGAACCAAGTCGTTCAGATCGGCCAAGAGCTGCTCGAAGTGCTCGCAGTTTCCACGGAAGGAACTTCGATTCAAGTCGTCAGGGGTGCATTCGGATCTCTGGTCTCGAGTCATGCGATCGGTACAGCAGTGTATCCGCTAGACTCGCGGGCGGAGATTATGCCTTTCGGACGAGACTTCTTCGGATCTCCAGCAAGCGGCAGCTATGCATTTAGTATTCACCTGCCTGCTGTTCGGGTGGCCGGCGCCAGTCTGTATTTGACAAACACGCGGGGCAACTCGGTAGTGTCGAATCGCAGTGTCACAAACACTCTGGACGACGGACTACGCACGATGCAGGGCGGACAGATCAATATCCAGTTGGAAGGCTGGCTTGCGATTGAGGACTCGGCGACTCCCCCGGTTTTCGTGGACCGGCCGTTGACGATCCGAGATATATTCGCCATTGTACAGGAGGCACCCAGCGGGGGCCCGGTGACGCTTCGGCTGCGCCAGGACAACGATTTACTCTGCGTTCTGACGATTGAAGCTGGAGCGACGCTTTCCAATGTAGCGGAGGGGTTTTCCCTACCGCCGTTGCGAAATGGGGCCTATCTCCACCTGGATATCGTTAGCCTCTCGCAGAGTTGGGAGAGTACACCCGGCAGCGACCTTACTGTTACGATTCGGCTTTGATGATAAAGGGGACTTTGGATGGCTGAGTATCTTGATAAGTTGCGGCCCGACCGCGATGTGCAGGTGTACTTTGAGCGGCCCTCGGCCATTGCAGGGATGAGCGCCGCCAATGAGCACTCATTCGTGGTTTCGGGGACGTGGCGCCAACAGTTCGACTGGTGCGTGATCGAATGGAATCGGGACAACGTTTGGGAACACCCGCTGTTCCGGAACCTTCCCGACGGAGACCTTAGCGGACTCCAGTTGAGCTATGAAGAGGTCCGGGAGAATTGCATTCGTGTTGATTCGGACCTTTTCCCAACGGTGGACTGGCACAACCTTCGCGTTTGGGCTGATGATTCTTCTGGTCTGGAACAGTTCTACCAGATTCCCTTGCGGCAGTATGCAACTCCGATCGAAGGCGTGTATGTGCCGGCACAGACCACCTTTACCTTGGCTGGTACCGTGGCGGGAGGCGAAGCGGTTGGGTTGGCCTGGATGGGAGAGCATCATACCTATGTGTGCAACGCTGGGGATGCGCTTGAAGACGCGGCCCAAGCGATCACGCTGAGCATCAATAGCACTACGATCGGTTCCAAGAACATGTACGCCGTTCGCGATGGCCGCTCCATTACGTTGCTCTATGCAGGGGAGGTCGACGGAGTGCGGAGTGCCCTAGAAGCGAGTCGAACCGGGTCGAACGGCAATCGGGTAGGGGCGTATGGCCATGCAACGCCAGGCAGCGGTGTCTTCTGGGAAGTGGCGGCTCAGACTTTGTCCGGTGGTGTTTCGCCATCCAAGTGGAGATTTGCGCTGAATTTTTCCTCGTTGGTGGACCGCAACGGAACCACGGTTCCGATGGACCGGGTGCGCAAGATGCGGTGGACGTATGCGGCGGAATTGCAGGCAGGTGAGTATGTTCGGAGCGAGTTCGCAGCAACCATCACGAATTGGGAGGTAGGCGGAACGAATCGGCGTTACCGCGTGGCGGGCCCAGGCTCACGGAGGATCGACTGTCGGGATACCCGAGTGGAATACTACGGGACGAGTTGGGGGCCGTTTATTCGAGGCAACTACTCCGACGGGCAAATCCGTTGGGCTAGCCAGTACAGTGATGGTTTCTCCATCTCATATCGCTCCGCACAGACCCACGAACTGTTCCTTGGTTCCCGCTTGCTCGATCAGGCTCCGTCGATTGCCTTCCGGGTTGACTCTGAACCGGCGAGAGTCTTCGACCTGCGGAGGGCTGGTGAGGACCGGCTATTGCGCATTCCGTTAGGGGAGTATCCACCTGGCGAACACACGGTTTTCGTGACCCACAACGGACCGTCTGGATGGCGATTCTGGTTCGATTTTCTCGAGATCGCGATACCGCGTGACTCGGTGCAAGACCTGCCGCCGATGCCAAAGCTGAATGCCGCAACGGACTGGGACACCGACCACTCACTGGCTGTCCCGGCGGAACGAACGGCCTGGATGCTGCACACGCTCGGCTTCCGCGGTCGTGTCAATCATTATGTTGGCGCCCTGATCTTTTACGAACTCTATAAGAAGGACCACAATTATGCGTCATGCCGAGTGGACTTTTCGGGAACACCGACACCGAGCGAGTATACCGAGATTCAAATCGGAACCGCGGGAGATCCAAACGCCACCATTGCGGTGCGCCACCTGAATCTGTTTGGTGATACCGCCGCCACGATAGCGAAGGCTTATGAGTTGGAGTTCAACCGAGGCTACACGGCCATCCGCGCCGAGGCCGTGGGGACAAGTCTGTTCATTTATTCTCGCCGCATGGGGATGGCGGGAGAGTCAATCACGATTGGCGCAACACCCGCAAGTGGGCCGTTTGCGGTCTCGGTGAACAGTCCGAATCTGACCGGAGCTACGGAGGGAATCTGGACCACAGACCTTCATGCACCGAACTTGATCAACCGCGCCTGCCGGGACTGGTCTCGTGAGTTCTACAGAACCTGCAAGACCTACGGTTGGGAGGTCACTGCGGCATTTTCAACCGAACTGGAGCATGGAGACATCTCCGAGGAGGCCGGGATCGCACAGCGTTACGCAGATGGGGCACCATGCTTGCTCACCACGCCAGCGTTGCAAACGAATTTTTCGCCAGTCTCACGGCAGTACTGGCAGCGGGTCCATAAAGAGATGGCGGACATTCTAGTGGAAGTAAACCTGGAACCGTACATGCAGCTTGGCGAGGTGCAGTGGTGGTACTTCCCCGGACCGTTCGCAATCTCGACCGGGGTCAGTCTACCCTATTACGATTCGTTTACTCTTTCGTCGTTTGAAGACCGATACGGATTTCCGATGCGAGTGATCCCCCATCAGTACGTGGACCCTGCCGATTTCCCAGAGGAGGCGGAACATCTTCCGAAGCTGATAGGTGAATTCTGTGACGACCTGATCGCCTACGTACGCACGTTTCACCCGACTTGCCGTTACGAGGTCCTCTATCCAACCGATGTCAACGATACGCCTTGGGGAAGAATCGTGAACTACCCCGACGAGTCCTGGACGCCGGCCAAACTCGATGTGCTGAAGACGGAAAGCTTCAGCTTTACATTCGAGCGCAACTTGAACAAATCCCGGTATTCGATTGAATTTCCAAGCAGTAAGGGATTCTCTCCTTCAAAGAGCGCCTACCTGGTGGGTCCAGGCGATTCAACGACGACATGGCGGAAAGAGGTGCAAATGGCATACGCCAGAGGGGTAGAGTCCATTGTGCTCTTCGCGCTGGACCAGTTTTGCTTGATTGGCTACGACTTGCCGCTATTTCGTGGGGCAAGAAGGAGCATACGGCAAAGGATCTAGCCTGATGAATCCATTTGCGAAATTTATACAATTCGCATCTTGCATTTAGCCGACTTTTGCTCTACGCTCAAGAAGTGAGCCGTTTGGATACCAGCGACGCGAATCTGCAACCGCAACTCGGTCTTGGTGTAGTAGCCGCGATTGGGGTTACCGTACTGGTAGCCGCCTAGTGGCAACGGACTCCCTACGGAATCTAAAGGCCACCGGCGGGGAAACCTGATCGGTGGCCTTTTTTAGTCTTTGGAGCGATATCGATGTCTCAATTGATGAGTGGCGCTAAGATTCTCCTTGAGTGTTTAGGACGAGAAGGGGTAGAGGTCATTTTTGGCTATCCGGGAGGGGTAACGCTTCCGTTTTACGATGCCTTATATGACCATCCGATCCGGCATGTATTGGTGCGCCATGAGCAGAATGCGGCTTTCGCCGCTCAGGGCTATGCGCGTTCCACCGGACGCGTTGGCGTCTGCTGCGCAACTTCCGGCCCTGGCGCCACGAATCTGGTAACCGGATTGGTCGACGCGATGATGGACTCGATTCCGATCGTGGCGTTGACCGGCCAGGTCTCGACCAAACTGATCGGCACGGACGCGTTCCAGGAAGCCGATACCTTTGGCATTACGCGGTCTGCCACCAAGCACAACTACCTGGTGAAGAACATCAAGGATCTTCCGGCCGTGATTCACGAGGCGTTTTACATTGCCGCATCTGGCCGCCCGGGACCGGTTCTGATTGACGTCACGAAAGATGTTTTCATGGGCAATGCCCACTACGAACCGGTCAATTCGATTCACCTCCCCGGATACAAGGTCTACACCGAGGGGCACACCGGACAGATTCGGCGCGCTGCCCAAATGATGTTGGAGGCGGAACGTCCGCTGGTCTACGCGGGTGGCGGCATCGTGCTCGGTAATGCCCACGACGAACTCAAAGAGCTCGTGGAGTTGATTGACGCGCCGACGGTCTGCACGCTGATGGGCTTGGG